TTCTCTAGTGTATACATTTAGCACCTATGTTAAGCGGTGGCGGCAAAGTACGGATGCTTTGCCGTATTTTTAGCAGTCTATGAATCTTGTGTATAAAGCTCAAGCTTGAGCCTTGAGAGATTTTCTTCCGCGCTTTCTCGATTTGATTCCGTTGCCGGTTCTTTGTTTTAGCCAATCAATAATTGACGGTCTCAAATAAAAAGGCCTTTCTCCCAACAAAACATGTTCTGGCGCTTTTCCTGCCTGTCTCATTTTAATCAAAGTTGCTTCACTTACATTCAAAAGTTTAGCTAAATTTTTTTGAGAAACAAAATTTTCTTTAACTAATCCGTTGAAAAACTCATTAAATTCAGACATTGTGTTATCGCTCCTTTCCCTAAAAACGTCTCAAATATTACATATCTGTTCATTCTATGGCACAATCAAGGACGCTAGTTTTAGGCTATGAACCACGGCCTTATCAACTGGATCTCGAAAAAGGATTAATTGAAAAGAAACGTGCTATTGCAATTTGGCATCGTCGCGCCGGGAAAGATGTTGCATGTTGGAATATTTTAATTAACCGAGCGATTCGTCGTTGCGGTTCATATTTTTACGTTTTTCCTACGTATCGTCAGGGACGAAAAGCTCTTTGGGAAGCTATTGATTCCAATGGTTTCAAAATGCTGGATTACATCCCAAAAGAATTGCTTGGAGGCAAGCTTAGCCATACTGAAATGCGAGCTACGCTTGTAAATGGCAGTATCATACGCATCATTGGTTCTGACGATTATGACAACGTTCGAGGCACAAACCCTGTCGGGGTTGTTCTTTCTGAATATGCGTATCAAAACCCAGCTATCTGGGAACAAGTTTTAGAGCCTATTTTGCGTTTGAATGGTGGATGGGCGTTGTTTAACAGCACTCCCTACGGGAAAAACCATTTTTATAATCTTTACAATTACGCTGTACAGCACCCTGAAGAGTGGTATTGCAAAACAGTTACAATCGGAGATACTGGATTATTAAATGAAAAAGACCTTGACGTGCTACGTGAGCAAGGCATTCCAGAAGAAACCATCGCTCAAGAATACTATTGTAGTTTTGACCGTGGCGTTGAAGGTACATACTATGGCCGCTACATGCTTGACGCGCGTAATGAAGGTCGTATTAGCCGAGTGCCTTACGACCCATATGCAAAAGTCCACACAACTTGGGATTTGGGCATGTCCGATTCTCTTTCAATATGGTTCTGGCAAGCCATCGGCAAAGAAATTCATTTAATTGATTACATCGAAGATCACGGAAAATCTTTACAGCAATACGTGCAGGAAATTTTTAAGAAAAAAGACGATTATGGTTATAACTATGGCACACATTACGCGCCACACGACATTCAGGTAAGAGAATTGGGTAGCGGGCTTTCTCGTTTAGAGATGGCTCGTCAAATGGGAATTACTTTTCACGTTATTCCTAAAACCAATGTTGAACCTGGAATTGAGGCATGCCGGAAATTACTTCCGAGATGTTGGTTTGATGAAACCAAGTGCAAACAGGGAGTCAAAGCTCTTGAAGCCTATCAACGCAAATGGGATGAGAAGCATCAATGCTACAGCGATCAACCAATGCATAATTGGGCCTCTCATGGTGCTGATGCCTTTCGTTATGTATGCACAGCCTATGAATTGGTGCTAAATGCCACTACAATGTCACTAAAAGAGTATCGAGAAATGAAGGAACGTTACGGTCTTACCAAAAGCAGAAGTGAGATTGCACCTTTATACGATCCTCGCCCTTACAGCCCTCTGTAGTAGTACATTGTTAATCTTCATTAGAGTATTCTTATTAAAATAACCAGAAGGTAGGCATATGACGCAACCGTCCATGTATGCGAACGCCTATGTTGATGATGACCATTTTATTTTGCAGGTAATGAATGAAAATTACCGCGAAAGCGTCACTTTAAACCAACAATTCTGGAACGAAGCTGACATAGATACTCGCTATCATGCTGGCGACCAGAGTGCATGGAATCAGACGTACGGTTATCTCCCTCTGGTTACTCGCAGACAATTCATGTTTAACCGCATTAGGCGGTATGTGAACATGATTTCTGGATATCAGCGTAAGAATCGCAAATCTTCTGTAGTTATTCCTTACCATAATTCCAATCAACAAACGGCTGACGACCTTTCGGAAGTACTCACTTGGTGCAACAATTTTGCAAATACTTACGATGTGCTCTCAGATGCATTTCAAGGAGCGTTAATCAGTGGGCTTAATCTTATTAACGTTTGGATTGATTACCGTAATGACCCTGTTAATGGTGACATTAGATTAACAAATTATGGGTATTCCTCATTTTTGATTGATCCGATGATGAGAGAGAGGAATCTTAGCGACTGCAATTACATCTGGACCCGTAAGTGGATGACCAAAAAACAGGCCATCCAGCTTATGCCTGAAAGAGAAAAAGAAATTGAAGCTATGAACTATTCGGCTAACCGAGACGATAAGTTCATATTCATGACTGAGAACTTTCAATACGGCATTAAGAAGCTTCTTCCTTTCGATGAATATTATTACTTAAGCAGTCGTCAAGCATACATGGTTGCTGACACAGTATCTGGAGAGACTCTGGAATGGCCAGGCGATGAAGAAGCCCTTAGAGATTACTTAAGAGCATACCCACAAGTCACTGCCTACAAAGTTGATAAGCCAACTGTGAAACTTGCCGTGGTTATCAACGGACGAGTCATGTACCACGGGCGTAATCCCATGGGGACGGATCGTTATCCATTTGTTGGGGTCTTTTGTTATTTTGATCCAAACATTCCATATTTCCCTTGGAAGATACAAGGGGTGGTCCGGGGGCTTCGGGATGCGCAATACTTGTACAACCATCGCAAGCGAATTGAATTCGATCTGCTCGAATCTCAAATTAATTCTGGTATCAAGTACAAGGAAGGCGCTTTACTTGACCCAGATGACGCTTTCTTGACTGGACAAGGCAGACAGCTTGTGATCCGTCAAGGCTTCGCCCTAGAGGACGTACAGCCCATTCCTGCGCCTTCCGTGCCTGAGTCCATGCTTGCTCTATCTGAAAGACTTGCTTCTGAGATGTCTGAAATTTCTGGAGTCAACGAAGAGCTTTTAGGGACTGCTGATCAAAGCGATCAAACTGGCGTTTTAGCTCACCTTCGTCAAGCCGCTGGCATTACCACTTTGCAGACTATTTTTGATCAATTTGACCAGTCTCAAGTACAGCTAGGGCAGATCTTCCTTGATGTGATTGTTAACAATTTTACTCCTGGAAAAATTGAGAAAATTCTTAACAAGCCACCGACTGAAGAATTTTACCATCGAGCTTTTCAAAAATATAACTGTGCAGTAGAAGAAGGGATGCTGACCACTAGTCAGCGACAAATGCAGTTTAGCCAATTAGTGCAATTGAGGCAGTTGGGTATTGATGTTCCTGCAGAAGCTTTTGTTGAAGCAAGTACAATACAGCGAAAACAAAAGTATATTGACTCTCTCGAAGCACAAGCTAAAGCTCAACAAGAACAACAAGAAATTCAGTTTCAGCAGCAGACACAAGAACAAGAAATTGTCACACAATCGCTTGCCGCCAAAGCAGAATCCGATCGCGCACTTGCTGCAGAAAGACTTAACAAAGTCCAACTCGATGCGGCACTCAATGCCGAACGTTTACAACGCGCTGAAGAAGAAAAAATGCGGGCTACTCTGGAAGTCGTCAAAGCTATTAAAGAGCTCGAAGGAATTGATATTAACCATATATCCCAGCTCGTGACAGTATTTAAAGTGCTGCAAGAACAGACTTCCCAACCTCAAGGAGGGGCTTCCAATGAAGTATAAAGACATGGGCATTGGTAAAAAAACTTCCGATGCTTACATAGAAGATTGGCATGATCCTGAATATGCAATGGATCAATACCACAATGGCTCCATGGACTACTTGTCTGAAAAAGACAATCAAACTCACATGGATGTTAAGAAAATTAAAAGAGCCAAACTTGCTGGACCATACTAATGC